CAGCAGAATTACAGACGGCTACGCAAAGTGTCGAGACAAGAAGGAGGCGATAATGAGTAATGGTAATAGTTGGGCAGGATTTGGATTGATTTTATTGGGATTGATAATGATCATTCTCAAGGTGACGGGATGGTTGGATTGGTCGTGGTGGCTTGTTTTCTTACCATTATATTTCCCGTTTGCTGTCAGCATTGGACTACTTTTACTTTTCTTGATAGGGGGTTTTGCTGTGTTGGTTGTTATCGCCGTAGTCGGACTTACCGTGGGGATATATGAAGCGTTGACAGAAAAGAAATAAGGTGGTATAATAAGAGGATGAAAGCAGAAGATGTCAAAAAGATATTGATTGACAATATCAAGAAAGTGAAGGAAATGTCCGTAGAGGAATATACCCTTTACAGGAAGTGGTTGGAGATCAATGAAGATGTCTGGTCACAGCGCCAGATGGCAAGGATATGGGAGATCAAGAACACGATATGGGTTCCTGATGATCCGATGGATTATCTCAAGTTGGAGCCGGTTGTTGTTCATGCAGATTCACTGGACAGGCAGTTGACTTGGAACATTCTTCGTATCTTCACATCAACATTACAATGGTCACAAAATTTGGGTAGAAGTGCCAAGTTTTACATCATCGACAATGTTACGAAACGACATCTTGGTGTTATCTCATTGGGTTCTGACTTCATCGCCATCGGTGGAAGGGATAAATATATTGGGTGGACATTGGATCAAAGATTGAAAGATAATATGTTGAATTACACAGCGATGGGCAATTCAATCGTTCCTACACAACCGCTGGGGTTCAACTATACAGGTGGAAAGTTGACGGCCCTTATGATCCTTTCCGATACAGTCGAGAGGGTGTGGAATGACAAATATCCGGTAGAGAAGCTCGCTGCCGTGACAACCACCTCTGTTTATGGTGGACTTTCACAATATAACCGATTGAAGTATTGGAGAAAGTGTGACTCGTCAGAAGGTAAAATTCCCATTGAACCATCCAATGAAGCATATCTTATTGTCAAGGATTGGGTGAGGGACAATTATCCGGTTGAGTATAAAAAGATGATCTCAAAGAGAGAGGATGGAACATTACCTACAAGGCCGAAAACAAAAGTATTGCAGTTTGCCTATACGACACTGAAGGTAAAGACAGAAGAGAACGAGGCGCCCCGTGGAGTATATTTTGGGGAGTTGTATAAAAACACAAAAGAGTTTCTCCGAATGGAAGACATTGTTTTGGGTGAGAAAGCATTTGACAATTCCTGTAAGGCACTTTCTGACCTGTGGAAAGAAAGGTATGCTGGCCCACGAATAAAAAATGTTCTGGAATCGAAGAGGTTCAATAGGGATAAGTTATTCTATGATGATATCATCGGGGTATCATTTGAAGAAGTGAAAAGTAAATATCTGGACAGCGTAGGTAGATAAGAAAGGAGCAGTTATGACAACGACAAGAGAAGAGATCAGAATGGTTTTGAATGGTATGTTTTATGGATCATGTGCGTCACCAAAAGAAGCTCTTGGATTGGTGTTGGGTGTTGGTTTGCCTCGTATAGATTATATGTCAGAGGATGCAATTCGCTCCAATATAGACGAGGCGATTTCCTTGATAGAGGAGTTATCGCCGGACGCCCGTGTGAAGAGGATGATTACAAATGCTAGAAAATATCTTAGCAAAGAACTTACAAGAGAACAGCTGATCACTTTTTATACGGATATGATTATGTCCGGTGAAGGTCTTTCCACCTTATCGGGGTTCGGGATGTCAAAAGTAAGCAAAACAGGTGGAAGAAAAAGGGTAACATCATCTATGAAGTTGAACCCCGAAAGGAGAACAATATATGAATAATGAGTTGCGGTTCAATGGAGAAACGCATCCACTATCAAATTTTTATCCTGCTAAGATAAATGTTGATGGTAAAATATATAAGACCGCTGAACATTATTATCAGTCTGAGAAGGCGACCAATACGATAGACAAGTCGAGGGTCATGCAAGCTGAATCCCCGAGCAATGCTCGCAGGATAGGCAAGCAGATAAAGAAGAGACAGGACTTTGATGAGATAAAAGATATTATAATGTATAAGGGAGTGAAGGCAAAGTTTACTCAAAATGTGGAAGTGAAAGCATATCTTTTAGCAACGGGTGATAGATACCTGATTGAAGATGCCTCGTTCAGCCCATATTGGGGAACTGGACATAATGGTATGGGTGAAAATAAGATGGGTAAAATGCTGATGCAGATCAGGGATGAGTTGAAACAGGAAATGAAATAGTGAAAAAAGAGAAAGATGTGATGTCAGATTATAAATGGATAGAGATCACCACCATCATCACCGGCAGAGATCATCCGTGGTATCGTGTCGGTCAGAGATTTGAGGTTGTTCCTTATCGTTATAATCCCAAAGATTATTTTGAGATAAGGGGATGGAACGGTATAGCTGGTGATGGCAACCTCGGCCATAAATTTTGGATAGCAAAAGAACATGCTAAAATTATCATCATTCCTCCTTTGGACGACGATCTTTTTGTGATCAAATAAGGAAAATTGTGTTCACCAACATATATTACAATACAAAAACATCTACGATCCACTTATGGGAACAGGTAAAGGGCGAACGCTTCGCAACGGAAATACCGTGGGTTCCCTACGTTTACTTTCCCTATGAGAAGGGAGAAGTCAAGACAATCTATGGTCAACCTGTCACAAGGCGCAATTTCAAGACCTATTCTGATTACTACAGCTTTACAAAAGACAAGAAAGATATTTTTGAGGACAGGGTAAGACCGGAAATTCAGTTTCTTGCCGAAAGATACTATTCCATCCCCGATGAAGAATTGGAAGTTCCCAATCTCAAGACATATTTTCTTGACATTGAGTGTGAGCTTCAACTTGGTTTCCCGTCAGTCGATAACCCAAAAGACAGGATCAACTTGGTTTCTATTTACGACAACATTTCCAATACTACCATCGTATTTGGGCTTGGCGACTACACAGGTGGTAAATTCTTCAACGAGAAGTATGTAAAATATTTCAAGTGTGAAAATGAAAAAATGTTGTTGAGCAGGTTGTTCAATTATCTTCACAAGTATCCACCGGATGTTATTTCCGGTTGGTCGATTTATGATTTTGATATTCCTTACATTATCAATCGCTCCAAGAGGGTGTTCGATAACCCGAATGAGTATGTGAAGATGTCACCCATCAATGAGGTTCAGATATGGGAAGCAAAAAGCGGTAAGATGAACATCAATATATCGGGGGTGACAATTCTTGACTATATTGATTTGTATAAGTGGTATGCGCCCGCCAAGATAGAAAGATATTCTCTTGACTATGTTTCCAATTATGAACTTGAAAAGGGAAAGACGGATTATTCCCAGTATAGGGACTTGAAAGAGTTGTGTGAAAAAGATTGGAACCTGTTTGTTGATTATAACATCACGGACTCCCTTCGTGTTCATCAGCTGGATAAGAAACTTGGCTACATCAATATGGTGAAAGCCTTATCCCTCTTGACCAAATGTCCGATGAAACATTATGATGCAATGACCCAGCTTATTGAGGGGTTGCTGTTGGTATATTTCAGAAGGCATAGACAATGTGCTCCAAAATTTATCGGTGGGACACAGGAAACATTTGAAGCCGCTTATGTGAAGGAACCACAGATCGGTAAGCATGATTGGGTCGTAGACCTTGACATTGTTTCATCGTATCCAACAGCCATTATTACATTGAATATGTCACCGGAAACATATTATGGTAGAATTTTGGATATGAACGAGGATGCGATCATACATTGTGTCAAGCAGAAAACCTTTCCAGAGATCACCATTATCAAGGAAGGTAGAAGTGTTACATTCAATGGACCGAAGCTGGCCGTGTTCAATAATGCCATAGAGAAAAAGGCGATCACGATTGCACCATGTGGATCGGTATTTTCGACAAAGAACAAAGGTGTTCTTGCTCAGGTAGAGGAAGAGGTATTCCATAAAAGAATTGACATTAAGGGGAAGATGATCAAGATAAAGAAAGCTCTGCCGCAATTGAGGGATGACAACTTGAAGAAGTCGGAAGAGAAGGTCGGTCAGATGCATGGATTACAGCATGCACTCAAGATTATTCTCAATGCTATGTTTGGTGTTACGAGTGTTCCCTATTCCAGATATTTCAATATGAACATTGCTGAAGCCATTACATCTTGTGGTAGGCAAACCATCAGATCGGGTGAGAGATATGTAAATGACTTGTTGAGAAACTATCCAGAGAACGAGAAACTTGTTTCTGTTATGAAAGAGATTGATCCCGATTGTAAATGTGATATAAAATATAAAGCTGACGCGGTTGCGTATATTGACACCGATTCGATTTTTATTATGATGGGTGGG